TCTCTCTTTTTGTCCCTGTCATCCATCTTTTTTACAACATGGACAAACCTGGCATCTCTGCTTGATAGTTTATTGCCGTCCATTAGAGTACCGTTAAAAGTAAATACCATTACACTTCTCCTAGATGCATCATAAGGCTGATGCGTTGCCTACTCCGCTAGTTTAGCAGAATTCTTGACCGAATACCACGGCCAAATCATATCTATATCAAAAGACTTTACGGTATGCTCCCCTCCATCATCATCAGTTACATACACCTCTACAAGTTCGTCTTCATCCCATAAAGAATCAACATAATGATACCAGGTACCCCTAACTAAAACCATGTCACCATCTGATAGCCTGGGATTCACACTCATATTTTAATCCTCCCCTTCAGCACTGCTACCTCATCCTTGATTCTATTGTACTTTTTAATCTCATCAGGCCCTGATTCACTAAGCCACACCTTCAGATCCTTCTCTCTCTGAGCCAGTGCTACCTTGCGCCTGCTATTTACACCGTGTTTTTTCATGATTACCTCCAGTTTTGTGGGATAATTCCCAACATAATGGGGCAGTATGCCCACTAATCTCCGTAGATTTTCATCAAACAGTACAATAATCCAATGCCAATCACCCAAAGCAACGCTGTAAAAATGATATCATCCATCAAAAATCTCCCTTATCAACTTGGAATACATGGAGTCCGTTAGTTCTCCACATCTCAACAACACTATCACGATCATCAAATGCTATAGTAGGATTGTATCCCATCATCATCATATCGGATAGCATCATTTCTTTCACAACAAAATCAGGCATATATCTTTGATCTAAATCCCTAAAGCAAGCCAGGTCATACCTCACACCTGCCTTACCTATCTGATCGAGCGTCAAATCCTTGTCACTTTCAAGGCGACCAGTAGAGATGATGATCCTATGCCCTGCATCCTTTAGCATCTTGGCCATCATAACTACATGCTCATTGGGAGTATCATCTACCATCTTCTGTCTAAATGACTCCCAATCTTTCTTCTTCCCTTCCAGATAATGACGGCGATGATTCATATTCATCAGCGTACCATCCACATCAAAGATAATGTCAGTCATCACATCTCCATTGCTTTGTTAATAAAATCAATCACTTGGGTTACATCCAAGTGCCCTATTACAACATCATTGCTGTATTCAACACCTTTAACGTGGATTCCTGTTGGATTCTCACTAGTCCAGGCCATAACTTCAGCAGTTTCAGAGCCCCATTTCGCGCGTTTAGCAGGCTCAAAGATATCAGTCTCATGACTCCTTGAGCAGTAATTTCCAGGCCCCCACTGAACAGAAACCTGCACACCATTAGGTAGGATCATATGAAATCCCTTATTCATAGTAGATGTAAACATAACTATTCTGCCTCCCGTCTTTCTCTTTCAGCACTGAACTTTTCATAACACTTTTCACAGAGAGTGTTGCATAATTTAGTGCTTGTATTGTACACAACGAAACCAAAGAAATGCTTTTCCGCATGTGCGCACTCTTTACAACTGTCAGCCATAATCCTTCTCCTTGTGATACCAAGGTGGGTGATTCGGTAACTTGAATTTACTTTCAAAAACACCTTCCCAATACCTATTCGCATATGCCTCTGCTGAAAGATAACAGTTGTCACATAATTCTGGTATTTCATTGTCACCCGCTGTGGCAGACCATTCATAACCACAATCGGTACAAGTCCACCGTCCATTGATTTCTTTAAGCATCAGCATTACCTCCTTTTAGGTTTGTCCTTCTTAAAATACCGCTTCGTAAGCCATTGATTTTAAAGGCATAATACTATGCAAAAATTGCTCTGCGGTAGGGGGGTACTGTAGATCAATTAAATGGGCCTTTTTAAGTCATGCCCAGGACTAGTTGCACCTTCCCGCATCATCCGTCATACGGGTAGTTTTTTTATACCGTCTTTCGACTCGTTCAATGGTGCAATAAAATTAAATGTGAGCAGTTATTTAGAAGAGGTTACTACCCCTATTCTACAGTCGTGCTCAGGACTGTTTGCAGGTCGCTAAGGTATCTACTGTGTATTGTAGACGTATAGCACCTCAATTAAGAGATTCCTCGTTGGTGTTACAGTTCAGAGCCGTCAATGGCAAGGCCGTAAGGCGGATAAACACCTGCAATAAAATTAAATGGGCCTTTATTTGCAGTCGTACCCAGGACTGTAGAAGCACCTACTAAGGTTGTTCCGATACGGGAATACCCCGATTTACATGGCCTGTTCGGAAGGGTTGATAATGGTCGTCACATATGGACGCTCTTTTACCCTTTGACGTATCGCAAACCAAGACATGCTCGTACGTTCCCGCACTTAGCCTTGGATTTATAAACTTTCTTATTTTACGTCACCCCTAAGTCATTTAATGCCGTTGTTTGACTGGACAGCCCTAAACCCACGGCATAACAAAGCGTTCGGTGCTGTCGATAGTTTCAGATTATATCAGAATCAAGCCTTTTTACTCCAGTCATGCTTAGGACGAACAATCTGCTTAGAGGATTACACCTTTTCAGATGTAATCGCCCACAACTATGCTACTTCTGCAAGAATTGGCTGGCCAAGACCTACTTCTTTCATGGTTGTCTGCAAGGCTTCAAACTCTGCATAGGCATCCACGATCTGAAGTTTGGCATCGTCAACATTGTTCGAGATGGCTTTGTTAGCCTGTCGTAGCACCTTCTTCAGGAGCCAAGACGGGACTTCTTCGCCAAGATCAAACTCATACCAACGTTCGGCGGACAGTCGATCCAGGGGAAACTCAGGATTACCTTCACTATTCTTCGTGAAAGTAGATTCCTTCGCCTTCTTGAATCGGACATTCTTCGAATCCCAGTTAAGACCGCAAGTCTCGGTGATGTAACCAATCAATTTCTCTTTCTTGACCCCATCACACTTGGTTAGACCTGCGGATAACTTGGTTAGGTATGTACTATCACCATGCTCGTAATAGTGCCATGCGGAACTAACTACCAACTCGTGAACACGATCCTGCATTTTCAGGATTGAATTCACTGTACTTTTGATAGCAGAACCTAACTTCTTACCTTCTTTAATGATATCCATAGTCGGACAATCTCCGTTTAGTTGCGGATTACGAATGTAATCCTCTAAACAGACTGATTATCGCCGTAGACCTGTTGCCCTACGCGCTTAACTCCCATACCCCTACACCACGAAAATCTGCGTCTTAGTTAGCCCGTCCCTAGCGTAAACCCCCGGCAATACTAGTTTTTCGCCCTAACTTACAGCCAATCGTGTACAAATCCTGTTTCCAGGTTGGTCACTCTAAATTGCATCTCACAGAGTCTAGACTTCGTTATCCTCGTGGATATACACTGGTCGTCAGTACGTTCTAGTACATCGGGCAAGCCCGGCACCAATTCCCGCTAAGACTCACAATACGATAGACCAAAGGTACATGAGTTTCATTACCACTTGACTCCTAGACGTTCTTTAGCGTCCGCTAGGTCGGACTAGACTCCTTGAAAATAAGGTGAAATTGCTACTCTGCCCCTCTGTTATAAGTAAACCCTCTCGAATACTTGCAAGTATCGGAGTAGGCCTTTCTTAGGTAGCGTTCATAGCACTACATAATCACCTCAATTTCAAACAGTCTACTACACTACATTATTCGAAACCTTTTAGCAATAGGGCGTTATACTAACCGCCCCATGACTAACTTGTTGCGAACTTCAGACGCTCTTTCGCGCCCATGCTTCGAACGGCTCGCACAACGTCAAGGTTGCACTTGGGCTTTTGAAGTCTAGGTAGCCGGGATACCGGGCGATTTCTACGCGTCCGATCCTTTATCCTAGGCTTTTCAGCCGGTACACTGGCAATTTGCCTTATTTGCATTGATGTGTCGTGTTGACCATCACAACGCAATCTTAGCGCATTTTCAGGTACTTCCATTCGAAGCCCCTTGTATAATATATACATAGCGACTCCTTTATTGTGGCTGGGCCAGTCGCCCAAACCATGCATTTAATATAGCAAATCCAGCCCCATCTGTCAACTTGACACCTATATAAGCCTTTTATTATAGTCAAAAATTCGAACATTAGACTTTTGGAAGGTACTCCGGCGAGGCGGCTCGGGCGGCCCAAGTCTGGGAGTCCCGGTTCCTACCCCCATACATATAAATAAAAAAAAGAACACTAACAACACGCCAAGCTTTCTCCTAAAGTATTGTATTGCACCATTTTGGTGCGTATCTGTGGTGGATTTGCTAATGTAGGTGTGTAGGTACCTACAGAATGGATGGGAATGTCGTAGTTATGTAAGTGGATGTCGTGTGGTATTTGAGTATTAAAGTCTTATATGGTGAGTATTACGTCCTTATGGGAAGTTCGTTGGAGGAGAGTCTATATTTTATGGTGTTCTACTATATGAGCGCTTGGCTTAGCGGGCAAATATAGGATCCCAAATTTTTTTTGAGGGTATATTTTCCATGAAAAAGTTATACACAAGTTATCCACAGACTTATCCACAGGTAAAAAGAGGCTTAAGTCTATGATTCTAAAGGGAGAATGGAAAGTTATCCACAGGTGAGGCCCTCCCTTATTATAATAAGTATGTTAATACTACTATATAATAAATATATCTTTATCTATACCAGTATCTTTATCTATATCCGTATCTGTATCTTCTCTACTCTATATCTAGTTAGACCATTTAACAAATATTTCACTAATATTGTTAAAATTTTTGCTAAAATATAAAAATCCGCCACGAGAACCCCCCAATATGGTATAATGGTAGTATGAATCAAGGGGCTCGTACCGGCAACTTCTCCCTCGATTGAGGATTCCTTCTCCCTTCTAGCTGGTACGGCCCCGCTAACAACCAATAGGTATCTGATGGCTATCAACCCAGTAAAGCGCAGAGAGGGTAAGGTCGTACATAACACTGTATGGACCACTCCCAATAAAAAGAAAGTAATTGAACTTTTTGCTAATGGCTCTACTGTGGTAGAAGTGTGTAGGTTTCTTGGTGTTCATAAATCAACCTTCTATCGTTGGTTGAAAGACGAAAGGAAGAAGGATTTCCAGTATACTATTGAGCTTGGTATCCAAGCATCTGAGGCATTCTGGATCCAGGTAGGTAGAGATAACCTGGAGAACAAATCATTTAACACATCACTGTATGCGTTTATGATGGTGAATAAGTTTAACTATCGTTCCACCTATTCCAAGCAGGAAGTAGAAAAAACTGAAACTAAGAAGACTATTGTGGAAGTCAAGAATGCAGTAGATGTTAAAGAAATAATGGAAAAGAGAGACGCAAGTATGGAGGAGAAGCCTGAGCTTCTTAATTAATATGCCTAAAGTCGGAACTAAAAAATTTGCTTATACCAAAGCTGGTATGAAGAAAGCTAAGCTATTCTCTAAAACATCTGGCAAGAAGGTTCAGAAGAAACCTATGAAGGGTTACTGATATGGCTGGCGTTGCAGAAGGTCCTCATGGCGGATCAATGGGGGTTTCTGGCCCAGGCACTTCAGGAATGGAAATGGGTGATTCAGGAAGTAGCGCACAAAAAGGATATGACTACGGATTTGGAGGGGCTGCATCTGATACCAGCACAATGGAAGGGTTTAGAGCGGCGCTTGCAAGAGCTTTAGGTCAAGTTACACAAGAACAGAAAGATTCTGCTGTAGAAGCTCAAAACAATTTAGACGCTAATAACAGAGCTATGGCGGCAGCGGTAGAGGCTAGAGATAAAACCCAGAGAGAAGCAAAAGCACAGAAAGAACGTGAAGCGCTTGAGTCCGAGATTGACGCTCTTATGGATAAAACGAACTTTGAAGTTCCAGGAACTAAAACAACTCCCACTGAGTTTGATCCACAAAATCCATATGACTATGAAGATGTAGACGTAGTAATAGATGATTCTTTTTTTGATGAAGATGAAACTGGGCTTGTGAATCCTAACTTCAACTTTCAGGATCGCGGCTATGACCCTAATATGGAAGTAGATGTTGGGATTGGAACCACAGGATTAGGAGCCCCCAGTCCCGCTGAAATAGATAATAATACTGCTGCAATAGATGCTTTTAGGGATAAAGAAAAAGGTTTGATGGGGGCAACTCTTGATAATATAGCACGAACAGACAAAGAGAAGGAAGTGTCAAAGAACCGGACAGCGCAATTGGAGGTAGATAAAACCCTTCTGAACAAAGTTGAAGAGATGAGGAAATCTATAAAGGATCTTCCTTGGCATTCTACCAAAAAGGGAAAAATTGCAAGAGCAATAAGAGAGATAGAAGATACAACTAGGTATAGAACTGCGTACGCGAATGTACATGGGATGTCTACGTTTGGGAAAGCAATTCTCTCATTGGCTCCTTTGGGAATGGGCTGGTGGGGGCCTAAATTATCACAACTTGCGATAGACAACGGATTTATAGATACTAGTACTATGGCGGATATAGCAAGAGACATAGAGAATAGCGTTAATAAGGCAGAGCCAATGCCAGACGCTTTAAAAAAATTCTTTGTCAGGGCAGAGCCTTGGGCAGCAAGCTTGACTAACCAACAAATTAAATACTATCTGGATAGACCGGAAGAATTAGAATGGGTTCGTAACTTATGGAGTAGCATGAACCCTACACAAGAAGAATCAATGGTTATTATTGACTAAGTGGTCATTTTTAGTGGTGTAACAACGGAGTAACAATAGGAGATACAAATGGTAGCAAATCAGATACGAGCTATGGACAGGATGTTTGAACGCATGATGGGATTCACGGGACACCGTAGCCCTCTTGCAATGGTTGAATCTACAATGGACAGGATGGAGTCGATGCTTAGCTCGATTCCGACTAATGGTGAACAATTCACGGTATGGAAGCTCACGCCTACTACATATAGGTCAGAGCTTAAAGAGGATGGTTCCATCTTGTTCAGCGTTGTAGAGAAAGGGGAATTCCCAGAAGAACTAAAAGGTCCTGATGTCAATGCCGATAAAAAGGTGTAGTCTAAAAAACGGAAACAAAGGATACAAGTGGGGTGACAAAGGAAAGTGTTATCCCACTCGTTCCCAAGCGGAGAAGCAGGCAGCTGCGGCTCATGCTTCCGGATATAAAAAGAAGTGACCTTACCGGCGATAGCGAAGGGATATTATGCTGATTCAAAAAACTCAGAGGCTGCGGTTACTTTCGCGGCTTGGGCTCAGAATGCTGAGTATAGTGAAGTTATTGATGCATATGCTGAGTGTCATAGCGATCCTAATATTGATGATACCTTTATTCGCACTCTTGGGCAGCTTGACAGGTATTATCTTGGGGTGTTTCTTTGTAATCGTCATGACATGTTGCATCCGTGGATCTATGATAGATGCCGTGATGTTGAAGCAGACAGAGATAGAAGACTGGATCTTTGGGCGAGGTTCCATTATAAAAGCTCTATAATAACATTTCTTGGTTGTGTTCAAGAGATACTTTGCAATCCAGATATAACTATAGGTATATTATCTTTCTCTTCAAAGCAGGCAAAGCCATTCCTTAGACAGGTAATGCAAGAGCTTGAAACTAATGAGAAACTAAAGCAGTTATATTCTGATATACTATATGACAAACCAAAGCAGCAAGCTCCTAAGTGGGCTGAGAATGAAGGACTTTGCGTAAAGAGAGCGTCTAATCCTAAAGAACAGACAGTAGAAGCTCATGGATTAGTAGATGGCCAGCCAACTGGCAGACATTTCCAGTTGATTATATATGATGACGTAGTAGTTCAGGAGAGTGTATCAACTCCAGAGCAGATAGCTAAGACAACCACCCAATGGGAGTTGTCATTAAACCTAGGGTCCACCCATGATCCTAGATACCAGTATGCGGGAACCAGGTATTCATACGGAGACACGTATGGTACAATACTACAGAGAGCGGCGGTAAAGCCTAGGGTACATACAGCAACCCATAATGGACAGATGGATGGTATTCCAGTATTTCTTACAGAAGAAAGATGGGAAGAGATAAAGAAGACAACATCTACATATACTGTAGCATGTCAACAACTTCTTAATCCTATTGCGGGTAGTGATGTAGCATTTAAGTCAGAGTGGTGGCGTGAATGGGAAGTAAGGCCATACACAATGAATGTGTATATATTGGTTGATCCAGCCAGCTCTAAGAAAAAAGAGTCCAACCGCACCGCTATGTGCGTTGTTGGGGTTGATGCAAACTATAATAAGTATTTGCTTGATGGTATATGCCATAGACTAAGTCTTTCAGAAAGATGGGACAGCCTAAAGAAGTTAAGAACCAAATGGAAGAGGTCTCCCGGAATAAGAGAGGTAAAAGTAGGGTACGAAAGATACGGCGCTCAAAGTGATATAGAACATTTTAAAGAAATGATGCGTATAGAGGGGAGCAGCTTTCCTGTATACGAATTAAACTGGGTTGGGGGAGGAGGGTCCCAATCTAAGAGAGATAGAATACAAAGACTAGAGCCTGATATGAAAGATGGATCTTTCTTCTGGCCTTACCCTACAGATAACAAAATGCTAACCTCTCTCCAGTTAGATGTAAAGGAAAGGAAGCAGGATTTTCTTATATCTAAAAAAGTACTATGTAAAGATGAGAATGGAAAGCTTTACGATCTTGCTAAATGGGTTAGAGATAATGAATATAATCTTTTCCCAACAATCCATCCAGATTTTTTAGATGCACTATCTAGAATCTATGATATAGATGCAACACCTCCAATTACTAGATCATATCGAAAACTGGAACCAGAAGCAGAGGCAGCTTACTAATGGCTAGAACTAGAACAATAGGTAAAAGGACATATAATTCTAGACGAGTAGCCTATAGGATGACCAACGGAAGAAAGTTTTATGAGAAACAACCAAGAGATTTCCCATATGGAGCTCTTCCTTATGTACAAAACTATTACTGGACTTCAGGATACTGTGTAGATGATTAAATATATTATTGCAGCGTTTATTCTTTCTACTACATCGGTAGGTGCTACAGAAAGACCAGATGATATGGTAGACAAACAAGTTCCTATCATGCTCCACTGTTTCCCTAGTTTTGGCAGAGTAGTTGAACTACTAGGCAAGGACTACCAAGAAGTTCCAGTGATGATGGCGCACATGAGTCCAACTACTACGATGGTATGGTTTACAAACAAGGAGAGGTCAACCTCTACACTAGTTGTAACCAAATCCTATAAAGATTCTGAATCTAGTTGCATCATGTGGAACGGTGTTAGTGAACCGGGTATGTCCTTCAGTGTAAACCCTGAACCAGACTTTCCAGAGAAAGGAACCAGTACCAATTGGAATGAAGCCTAGTGGAAGCAGCAGTGCTATTCGACATGATGTTCGGAGTCATGGTACTACTGGGTGGATTCATCTTGCGTAGGATATTCTCTTTGACTGATAGACTTGCAGCAGAGGATAGAAAGTTGCACGGAAGAATAACAGTTGTTCAAACAGAGTACGTAAGTAAGAAAGACTTTGACACAGCGGTTGATAGAATCATAGATTGTATTAACAGGCTTGAATCCAAGATGGACAAATGAATGAGAGCATCAGAACCCACAACAGCCTTTAATGAGTCATGAAGGTAACACACATGGATAAAGTTTACAATGGGAACAGTAAGTGACGGTAACGCCAGCGGCTCAAAAGCAATTAAATACTGTATTGAAATCTGGGGAGTTCTTAAGCATAGGATTAAAAGGTGGAGGCTGTGGTGGGGCTACAGTCACCTTGACGAAAGAGGATCACAAGAGTACAGACGCATTGAGCATCGAAGGAACTACCAACGTGATATTCGCAGACCAGACATCCCAAACATATTTAACAGAGGGCAGCCTTGATATAGACAACTCTATATTCAATGCTCGATTTATATTCAAACCACCTTTAGGTACAGAGTCCTGCGGATGTGGATCATCAATTAAAATTGGATAGGAGATAATTATGTGGGCAAAGTTTCAATCATTAGAACCCAAAATGAAATGGGGAATAGTAATAGCAGTGGCAGTTCTATTCGTACTGGCCGCAGTATTTGGCTCACCATCGCCATCTGTTGTGGCGCAATAGGATGTACAACGATAAAGAAAGCAACGGTAGTAGCCACGGGAGCAGCCGTGGGTGCAACTGCGGGGACTGTCTTATCGGGGGGTGTCCTTGCACCGATAGCGGGAGCCATGACGAGTGCCTTTGTGGTCGATGTGGTGACGGAGATATCTTACAGGACGGCGGTGAGTGATATGGATTGTGCACCAGACAATATATGGACAATCATGCAATCACTAGTGGAGATGGGTGGATGGGCATTACTACTGATATTTGTAGCACCAATGGTGATCGGATGGATATTACCCGGACCATTAGAAAAAAAGCGCAAGCAGTAATAGCGGCATTATTACTATCGTCAGTAGCTAATGCTGACCTACATGGTAGTAGAGCAAGTTTCTTAATGGTTGATGATAGATGGATGACGCTCAACTACTTACACCCTAACGCAGAAAAACTAAGAATGAGGGCTGCTGCATTAGCAAACGGTGATACTCATATCTACTTGTACAGTCGTAATGGCGGGGATGGATTCAACGGAGGCCCGAATTTCGATCTCTCCATTATCACTCCTCAGCCAGATTGGGAAGTGCAACTGAATACGTTGAATGACGCAGGGTTAAGTCCTGTTATGTGGCTAACACCAGACGATAGCCCAAGCATTACCTCTAAATCACTGGACGCTCAGAAGGCTCACTTCAGCGAGATCGTCCGCAGGTTTGATGACAAGGTAACAGGATATGTCACCTGCCTAGAATGTGATGAGTATTGGAGCGCCGCGACAACCAATGCGTTGGTCGCTCATTTAAAATCAATCACTGATAAACCAGTTGGAGTTCATCTAACATCTGGTATCGGTGGACACAAAGGAAACAATGAATACTATGCAAATGCTGATTATGTCTTTCTTCAGACTGGTTGGGATAAAACCCCCGCAGAGATTACTGCGATGGTTAAACAGGCGATTGCTGTCACAGGCAAGCCAGTGGTTGCGTCAGAGTATGCGAAAGAGAGTAGATCAGCAGCGGCGAGGGCATTAGGAGATGCCGCTTGTTTAGCGGGGGCCGTAGGCACAGGCACAGGAAGATCGGTAAATTTTTGCGGTCAGCGAGAACAGAAGAAGGTTCACTGGTACAAGAAGTACGAAACGGAAATGGTTGTAGCAGGGATAACAATGGTGACCCTATACGCGGTTACGCGATACGACCTGCCGCTACAGTTGAGAGCAACGGAAGACGGATATCAGATTGGCGCGGTGAAGAAGATTACCAAGAACCAGTCGATAGGTTTGAACTATAGGGATGACGGGACAGTAATAGCCCACTACAGGATTGAATTTTAATGGCTACCATAACATTACGAGAAACAAAAGGAAGCCCTCTATCTTTCGGGGAGATGGATGGTAATCTTACAAGTTTAAATGATAATAAACTTGAGATTATTGACAATCTAACTACGGCTAGTATGAATAAGGATGCAGATTATATTGCATTTGTTAATGGGGCCGGGATAAATAAAAAGGTTCTTGCTAAAAATTCTGTATTTTTTAATAGAACCCTTATTATAAAGGTTATAGCGGATACATTACCCACCTATGTTGGAAATGGTATTGCAAGAATAACCTGCCCATCTGACTTAAATAGTCTGGTACTTTCAAGTGTTGGCGCTCATGTTTATACAGCAGGAGTTACCGGAGCCACTACGATAAAAGTTTATAATGAGACTGACGGAGTGCAAATGTTGACAACCCCGATGACAATAGACTCTTCAGAAGTAGACACTAGTACAGCAGCAACTCCCGCTGTAATTGATATAGATAATGACGATATAGATACTGCCGATGTTCTCAGGTTTGACATTACAACTATATCCACTACCGCGGCTAACGGATTAGAACTAAGGTTGGAATTTAAATCTTGAGTGGATTTAAAGGATATCCCCCCTCTGTACAGATTTTAACACCAGTCCCAGATATATTTGTTGCAGTAAATTCGGACAAAGGAAAGATAAGAGATAATATAAAACATAATATCTCTTTAGGCTTGCAACAAGTTATCCCGCATGAAACACAGTGGGAAAAAGAAATATGTTTAGTGACTGGTGGACCATCATTAAAAGATACAACTGAGTTACTAAAAGAAAAGTTTGATTCAGGAACTCCAATAGTAACTGTTAATGGAACTTATAAGTATTGTATTGACAATGGAATTAGACCGTCTGCATTTGTAATGCTAGATAGTCGAGAGTTTAACAAAAAATTTATAGAGCCAACAATTGATTCATGTAAATATTTAATTGCATCTCAATGCCATCCAGAAGTATTTAAACTTTTAAAAGAAAACAATACTTGGTTATGGCACTGCGATACACAAGAAGAGAACATTGATTTATTAAGAGATCAATACGGAGAAGAGTACAAAGACTTCTTCCCAATAATGGGAGGGTCTACTGTAACACTAAGAGCCTTACATCTATTAAGATTGTTGGGGTTCCACAAGTTTGAAATTTTTGGGTTCGATAGTTGCATCATGGGTGACCATCACGCTTACTCTCAGCCGGAAAATGACAAAGAAGAAGAAATAGATTTAGTTGTAGGTGGGAAACAATTCAGGTGTACTGTAGCCCATTATCACCAAGCGAAAGAGTTTGTTCAATTAGTAGGAGTTACAGGTTCTAACTATGATATTATTGTTCACGGTGATGGACTCATATCATACATAATTAAGAACCCGTCTTCTTTGAAAATTTCTATTTAATGAGCAATATAGATCAGTATAAAAAGTTTCACTCTATGGATGACAGTCATTACTGGGGTGATATGCTTAGATATAATACTAATCAGATAGGTAGATTAGTGGAAGAGACTGAATCTAAAACACTAATGGATTTTGGTTGCGGAAAAGGCAAACAATATCTTGTTGAGGAAGAACATAAGAGTTGGGGGGTTATGCCTCACCTGTATGATCCGGGTGTAGAGGAGTTCTCTGTTCTTCCTGATACTATGTTTGATGGAGTAATATCCACGGATGTTATGGAACATATTCCAGAAGAAAGTATTCAAAGCTCACTAAATGAAATATTTAAAAGGGCAAAAAAGTTCGTGTTCTTGGCAATATCAACTAGGCCAGCAATAACAATATTACCTAATGGTGATAATGCTCATTGCACTGTCAAACCTATTGAATGGTGGCATGAACAAGTTGTTAATTCAAATGTTAAAAATGTATATACACATTTAAAAACATACGGCGATAGCAGTGGGTATAGAATGTATTATTTACCCAATGAAATTTTTATAAAACGATTGGTTATATAGGAGGCGCTTCAATGGCGGCTACAGCATGGAGTTTTTTCAATAGTTTCCGTGAGTATCTAGGAAATGGTCAGTTTGACCTTGATGGCACTGGCGTTAATTTTTTTATGGCACTTCATACAAGCGCGGCTAGTGCAAATGTTGTTAATGTAGCGTTATCAACTCAAGCCTCTCTTGCCAATGAAGTAGCCAATGGCAATGGATATGCAACTGGCGGTTTGTCAGTTAGTGCTAGAACTTGGGCATCTGCCGCTACTAACAAGTATCGGTTTGATTCTACCGCTGTAGTATGGACTGCAACTGGTGGAGATGTTAATAACGTGAAGTATGCTGTCATCTACCAGTCTGGTGGAAAACTAGTGTGCTACTCTAAGTTAACTACTTCCCAATTCAACCTGACCCAGAACAACACACTCACTGTTACTCCAAGTAGTAGCGGTGTTTTTGAACTTACGTAGGGGGTAACATGGCACTAGAAACAGCAGCATGGGTAACTCAATTCGTTGACACGAACCCTACGGCTACAGACCCTGTAAGTCAGGGCGATGATCACTTGAGGATGATCAAGACGGTTTTGAAGAACTCATTTCCCTCAACATCCACTACGGCGATTGTCCCTAATGTATCTGGACAGACAGGTAAATACTTAACTAACGATGGCACTGACACTTCATGGGGAACCGTAACAGCGGCCAGTCCCGGATTTGCCGTTGCAATGGCAATCGCACTATAGGACAAGAAAATGGCACAGGATTTTGAAAAAGTATANAAATCGCAAGTCACAACTTCAGCGCATACGTTACTAACAAGTGACTCTGATGACGCTTTGATTGGAATACGATTAACGAATATTACAACGTCTGCTGTTACTGTGGATGTGTGGATTGATGTCGCGGCTGCGGGAACTACCGCATCTGTTGTCTACATCGCGGATGACTTATCTATCCCTCCCAAGTCTTCAGTTGAACTGATACAGGGTGGAGCAAAGATTGTCATCCAGAGTACAGACTTACTCAGGATACAGGCATCGGCGGCAACTTCTATTTCAGCGTATGTTTCATACGTTGATGCTATCTCAGCGTAGGAGGAATCATGGCTGAAGAACGCAATGGCACGTTGTACATAAACAATCCTCCCGCTAAAGAAGGGTTCTTTGAAACTGCCGCAACGATAGATGGCGATTTTTTAATTGCCGATAACGCGGTTGTTGCTGGCCCAGTGACGTTTACTGGAACGGTTACAGTCACAGGAACTCTGGTGATTGTATGAGTAAGATAAATGTAAATACATGGGAGCCAGAAACTGGGACTGCCGCCACTTTGATGGCAACTGGTGATACCGTAACAGTTCCTTCTGGCGCGACTCTTGCAATAGCATCGGGTGCGACTATAGCGAACTCTGGTACTCAAACAGGTTTCGGACTCTTCTCATCTTACGCAATCATCGCAGATCAGAAAGCACAGAATACTCAGGGTGGTACATTCACATCAGGCGCATGGCGTATACGCGACTTGCAAACAGAAATCGCTGACCCTGATGGGATCGTTTCAATTGCATCAGAACAATTCACATTAGCCGCTGGAACATATCTAATAAAATGGAGCGCCCCCGCTGCGCTTGTTACAGCGCATAAATCACGCCTGTACAACGTGACTGATACAGCAACAGTTGGTGTAGGGTTGTCTGCTTACGCAAATAATACTTATTGGGGTGGTTCAACATCTTCTGGGGCCGCTAGAACAACAATTGCTGGATCGACGGTGTTTCGGATTGAGCATCAATGTGGTTCCACTCAAGCAACCTATGGGCTAGGAATCACATCAAATTTCGACACCGAACAATACACCCTAGTCGAAATCTTCAAGGAGGCGTAATGGACATCAATCTTTGCATACATCATTTAGGTCTTAACGCCAATTTTTATCGGCTGACTCAATCACCACCACCACATGAGTTCGTTGAGTGGCTAGGTTCTGACCCGCAACCAACACAAGCGGAATTAGAAACCGCATGGGCAGCAATTGAGGCTGATCCAGACTATCAAGCCTTTCTCGCTGATCCGACAGTGGGGTATCCGAAATGAGTAGCGAAGTCAAAGCAAATAAATGGTCGCCCGGTACAGGCGTTGCGGGAACCTTGGGAGATTCGGGCGATACTTTTACCGTGCCATCAGGCGCGACTCTGGCAGTAGCATCTGGTGCAACACTCGACATCAACGGCACTGCTGACTTTACTGGCTCAACGGTTACAGGTTTGTCAGCAGGGAAGGTGTTGCAAGTAGTAACTGCTGAAAAAACAGATACATTTTCACACAATTCGGCTACTTGGGTTGATGTGACGGATTTGTCAGTCACCCTGACACCCGCGTCAACGTCCTCAAAGATTCTATTGTTGTCGTCAATCTCCTTTGGAACGAATGGAACAAGCGGGTATGTCTATTTTCGGTTTCATTCCAGCGCGGCTAGTGGTGCAGTTTTTATAGGGGATACAGATGGAAGCAGAGCAAGGGTAAGTTGGGGTGGCGCAGAAAATACCGGTGCCGCTATTATGGGAAATGCTCATTTAAGTTACGTGGATTCCCCATCAACGGCAAGTGCTGTTACTTATAAATTGCAAATCTACGATCAAGGTGTCGGCGCAATCTCTTATGTAAACAGACCCCATTCAGATGTTGATAATGCGTCTTATACAAGGGGAGCGTCATCTATAACTGCATTGGAGATTGGCGCATGAACCATCAAGCAATATACAACACTCATCCTACTGTCGTTTCCATTGATGATGGCAAAGGCGCGATGGATGCAAACGGCAATCCTGTTGCGATAGATCAATCACTGATAGATGCCGAAGTCGCACGACTCCAAGCAGAACAAGCCGCAACCCAATACCAACGTGACCGCGCCGCCGCTTATGCCTCCATTGGCGATCAACTCGATATGCAGTATTGGGATGCGCTCAACGACACAACGACATGGGCTGACCATGTGGCAGAGATCAAAGCGAGGTTCCCTAAATGAGTGAAGTAAAAGTAAACGCCATTAGTCCTCGCAGCGGGACGGACATATCTTTCGCAGATAACGTATTACTACGCCCGGAGATCAAGGACTACGCGGAATCTGTAAACGCTATCGGTGCAACTGGTGGCGGCACACAGGATATAGACCTGACGCTGGGCAATGTAGTCACGGCTACCGTAGACACATCAGCCAACACCTTTACGTTCAGCAATCCACCCGCAACTGGCAAGTCTGGATCGTTCACTTTGATCCTGACCAACGGTGGAAGTCAGACGGTGAACTGGCCCGGAGCAGTAGATTGGGCTGGAGGCACTGCACCCACCCTAACGACTGCTGGGATTGATGTGATCACCTTTACGACTATTGACGCTGGCACTATCTGGTATGGATTTGCCGCTGGCTTGGCGATGGCCTAATGCCATTAGGTGCTAACAAAATAGCCCTATTCGCTGCATCAGCGGGTGGTTTTTCAGCAAGCGGTGGCACTGAAACCACCTATGATTCTGGCGGCACAACTTACATGGTGCATACGTTCACTACATCAGGCACGTTCACCATTGAAGGTGGCTCAGGAGATGTAGACATACTAATGATTGCTGGGGCAGGCGGCGCTGCTGGCGGCACTGGCAACATCAATAAAGGCGGTGGTGGCGGTGGAGCAGGTGGTCAACTGGAAGGTTCAGCCATTGAAATGACTGCGGGTGACTATACGATCACCATCGGCGGCGGCGGCGGCCAATATACAAACGGCAGTGCCTCCACGATAGTAGAAACAACTTGGGGAACTGCAACGGCA